CTGCGGCCGCTGTCGGTTCCCGCAGACACGAAGCGCCGTGATTGGGTGGCGGATGAACGACCCTCCGGACTAAACGATGTGCTGTCGGTTCGCAGCTACTCCTGTGCTGGCCGTCCCTGACCTCGGTGTATTGTAATCCGATGTCCACGACGCACTCCTTCATCTCCAGCCGCACGTACATTTTTCTGTGATCCTTCTTGTCACGAAAGAACCCGACGAGCCTGTCGCCCAGCTGCCGGCACGACTCCTCGACGCACCGGCGCACGTCCGGCGGCGGCTCCCACGCCTCGGCGTCGTCGTGTATGATGACTGGCTTCGTCATGGTCTATTCCTAATGGCTTCTTCCAGGGTCTTGTAGTCGCCGACCTTCTTGCCGCTCGGGTCCATGAGCAGCCACCTGCCCCGGGGCTGCCGGACGATCCTCCACCCGGCGGCGTCCTTGTACCTGCCGGCAATGCCGTCCCTGCGAAACCGGGGCGCCTGGGCCGCCTCTTCGAGTCGTAACTTTTCGGCCAGGGCCTTGGCCTCGGCCAGCGTGTCGGCGTAGTCCCGGGCCTGTCCCTGGCCGTCGCAGACGTACCAGAGGCGTCCGGGGCCGGGGGTGACGTAGATCATCCACCCGTGGTCGTCCACCCACTTGCCAGGCTTAATCTCGGTCCAGCCGTCGTCAGGCGGGGCCTCCGGGGCTTTAATTGGCCCAGGAACGACCGCTACAGCCTCTTTTACGGCCTTGGGCGGGCCGAGGCGCTCGTTTATGTGCCCGAGGGCATACTGGGCCGCCAGCGCCCGGCCGTAGACCGCCGCAGATACCTGGCGGTACACGAGGACGCCGCCCTCGGCCGACTCGATCTCGCAGACCATGTGGCCTCGGTCCTGCGTCCTGACGACGACGTAGTGGAGCGCACGGCGCTTCACGTCCTTGGTGACGGCGGACCATCCCCCTTCGAGGTCTGGTTCGTTCTTCTTTTTCACTTTGCTTAGTCCCGAGTCGTCGTTCACGCACACAAAAAAAGAATCCGGCGCCGGGAAGATATGCCAGGGCAGTCCGACCGCTTCGGAGCCATTACGGTATCTCGTCCTTGAGCCCGCCCGTCCTCGGGTAGCCGCCGTCGTTCTGAATTAGCCTAATCCCGCAGCTGCGTGGTGATTGGGCACCCCGCACCGGCCGGTACGCCGACCATCGAGCCGGTCGGCTTGAGGACACGCTTGCCCTCGGAAACAACGACACGCATCATGGCGTGCCAGTCCTGCTCGGTGATCCTGCCGTACTCCTTGTTGACCTCCGGGTAGATGGGGTCGGTGAGGATGGCGTCGATGCTCCTGGCCGGCAGCTTCTTCATTTCTTGCCGGCAGTCGCCGTGGATCAGCGTGGTGGCGGCGATGCGGGCCTGGCGCTCGGCGGGAGGGCGGTGAACGACGGGAGGCAGCCGGGCCGTCGGCCGGTATTTGCCGTCGGCGCCCAGCGTCCGGTCGAACTGGAAAACCTTTCCAGTCGCCTCCATGTCGGCCCGGACGCTGGCGACCGTGGGATGGCCGACGCCAAGCTGCTTGCCGATCCAGCGATTGGACCTGTCCGGCGTCTCCTGAAGCTGGTCGGCGATCAACTGCCGCTTCTGCTCGGTCGTCAGTTGTCGCCGGGCCAGGTTCAAGGCCCTGGCGAGGGTTCGCATCTCGTCTTCGGAGAGGCTCTTCTGCACGATCTCGGGGCAGTCGTACCCAAGCTCATCGGCGATGGCCTTGCGGTAGTTGCCGTCGATGATCTTGCACACCGGCCTGCCGCCGTCGGTGAGGATGGGCACGAGGACGCCGTTAACAGCGATGTTGTCCCGCAGGGCCACGAACTGGTCGTAAGGGAGCTTGGGGAGGTTCAGGACCGGCTGATAGCGGACCCTGGCTTTGGCTGCTCTGGTGGGCATGGTGGCATCTCGCTAATAAACTTGATGCCGATTGTATCTGGGTCAATCATCCCTGTCACCGAAAGTCGCTTCGAGACATGCCCGTGAACCATGTCCCTGGCCTCGTCGGGGCAATTTGCCACAACGAAGCCTGCCAGCCAACTGGAAAACTATCCAGTCGCCCTCCTCTCGCTCCTGCGGCTCAGGTCGCAGGCGGCGATGTCTACGGCCGTCGGCGCCTCGGCATCTGCCGGACCCGAAGCCCCTCGGGCCATTCCGACCAGTCCCCGCCGTGGTGGTCCTTGAAGTGGACCCGTTCGCCCCTGCGGTAAACGACGGTCCCAAGCTGCTTGAGGAAGTACGCCACGTTCTGCCGCCTGCACTGGCCGGCGAGGTCAACCGCCCACTTCATGTGGAACGGGGTTTTACCGCCCGACTGCCCTCCCTGGATGACCCAATCTAGGTGCGGCAGGCACTTCGCCAGGTCGATCTCTTCGTGCTGCGGCTCGACCGAGAGGAAACGCATGGTGTCGTCGTCGCCGACCCGAAGCAGGTGGCCTATCCTGGTCGTGGTCGCCTGCGACGTGATGCTGGTCCCCGCCCACAGGTTACTCGGCCAGCCGATCCCCTTCTTGCGGAGCGCCTCCCAGAATTCGGCCATGCGGTCGGGGCGCTTGGTGAGCCACAACCACTGATGACGGCTGCCGTTCGGCGACATCGCCGTGCGGATGACTTCCTCCTCCAAGAACTCGAAAGGGACATCCTTCGACAGGGCGTCGCTCATGTCCGAGACGAAAATGAGACGGGGCAAGCCGTTCAGCCAAGGCTTATTCTTGCGCCTGGTCCCGGTCAGGTCCGGCCAGCCCGCCGCCTCCGCCGTGCGGCCCGGCCAGAGGGTTAATTCCTCAAAGGTTGGCGAGTACCCTTTGGTCACGCCGCCGAAGCGGACGTGAAGTAGGCCGGCGTAGCACTTCTTGACCTTCGGCGTCCACAACTCGCAGCCCTCGCAACCCATCGTCGGATTGGCCGTCGAATCGCACCATTGTATTTTCGTCGTGATGCTCATGGGGTTCCTCTGTCTTGTGCCCTCCTCGTCTACTGTCCCCTCAAGCGCTGTAACGCCACTCGGCAGTAGTTGCGGCTGAGGTCGCAGCCGATCCACCTGCGTCCCAACTGCTGGGCGGCAACCAGGGTCGTGCCGATGCCGGCGAAACAGTCCAGAACGATGCCGTTGGGCTCCGTCAGGTGTTGCACCAGGAAGCGCATTTCTGGAACCGACTTGGGGCAGGGGTGTCGTTTCAAGAGTTCCGCCTCGGTACTCATGACGATAATCGAGTCGGCGTCCGGGAAACTGACCGGCTCCTGCTCACGGGTCTGCACGATCCAGACGTGATTGAACGGGCTCATGTACTCGTGCATCAGGCGGGTGAGGCTCCAGATTCTGTGAGCGCCGAACCACTCGGTGAAACGGTCACGGAACTTGCATCCCATCGCCCACGCCAGTTTGCCGCCGGGTCGGAGGACTCGCAGGCACTGTCGGTAGATGGGCTCGTGGTAACACCACCACCTGTCGGGGTCGCCCCCGCAGGGGTCAGTGCCCCAATCGTAGGTCGTATGGACCGTCGGCTTGGGGCTGATCCCGAACATCGGGTCGGCGATCGTTGCGTCCACTGCGCAGTCGGGCATGCCGCACAGCAGACGCAGCGAATCACCGTAGAAGAGGCGGTTAAGGTACTGGCTTAACATCCTCTTCCTCCTCTGCCTCCGCCTCCTCCCAGGCCTCGGCCTTCCAGTCCGCCGACTCGCTCACAAGGTTCCCTTCCTTGGTCGCCAAGGTGATCTGGGTCTGGGTCTTGGGGGCGACGGCGAAGCTGACCTCGACCTCGCCCTTCTTGATCTGCCGAAGGACGGCATCTGCGTCCTTGATCCTGAAGGTGCCACGCACCGAGAAGACGAGATCGACCAGCCCCCCCTTGCCGTCTTCCTTCTCCTCATCTTCGGCCCCCTGCTCCTCATCGGCCTCTTGGTCCTCGTCGCCTTCCGCCTCGGCGATTTCGTCCTGCAGTTGACGAATCGGTGCGAGAAGCTCCCTGTCCTTCTCTCGCTTCTGCCTCTCCAGTTGCTCCAGCCTTGCCTTCTTCTCCTTGATCGACGTAACGAGCACTTTCACCGGCTCCAGTTGCTCCACGAAGGTCAGGAGCGCCGGACCCCTGGCTACCGAGGTCAGGGTGACGAGGGACGGTCGGCGCTTCAACTTGAGGCAGGCTTCGAGTAGGTCGGCAGCCGAAGCGGATTTCTCTTTCAGTTGCCAAGCCTCCGACAGGCTGGCGAGCTTGCGGTAGGCTTGGAACTCCTCCTGGGTCAGGTCAGGGGTGCGGTCCGCTTCGATCAGGAACTCTTGCTGCATCTTGGACTCCTCCTCTAACCTCTGCTGTGTCGGCTCCTCCTGTCGGGCGACAATTTGCTGGTACGCCAGGTAGAAGACCTCCGGGCGGCTGGCCCAGCGGCGGAATACCAGGGCCGCCTCCTTGCTCAGGTTCTGTAACGGTTCCGTTACGCCGTTCGCCTCCAAGAACTCCACCGCCTTGAGCCAGTTGACGAGTTTGTAGGCGTCGTTGCGGTTCGACGCCCAGCGGACATTCATGTACTCCTCCAGGCTGTCGTAGCCCTGGCGGCGGTACGATCTCGTCTCAACAATGTTCCTCAGATTCTCAGCGTATTGGCGCTTGCCTTGCACCATGCCAGCCTCCCAGCGAAGGTGGGTCTCCAAGTCGGGCTGTAACGGTTCCGTTACGAGTTCCGCCGGGACCGGCAGGGTCTGTCCCACTGCGGGCGGCTGGGCCTGCCCCTCCGGGGGCTGTTGGGTCTGGTCTTCCTTGGTCTTCTTCTTGTCCTTGGACATGACGTTCTCCTTTCGGGTACGCAGTGTGTGCGTACCAGGTACGGGCAGGCGCACCCAGGTGGTGCGCCTGCGGTCGGGTTAGGGATTGGCTCTTTCGAGGTCGGGGACAGTCGCCTGTCCGAGTTGCGGGCGACGAGCCGGGCAGCTAGTTATACCCCAGATTTTCGAGTTGTAAACTACTTGACGGGCGTTCAGTCCGTTACATGGCGGCTCATGTGCCCGTACTGCCAAAACGGGTGGCGGCAAAACTTGGCGAAAATCTTGCCGCCCTGATCCTGCTTGTCACCAACGAGGCGGCAGAAGCCCTGAACGTTGAAATGGTAGGTCGTCCCTTCGTAGGTCAGCGTGGCTTCGCTGTCGGGGTGAACCTCCAGCCTGGTGTTGCAGTCGAGCACTCCTTCCTTTTCCTTAAACCACTTAATCAGCCATTCGGCCGCAAGTTCAACCGGCGGGGGGCCTAATCCCTGGTCAAACAGGTGGGCGACCTGGTGCCACACCTTGCGCAGTTCGGGAAGCACGTCGTTCTCAGTCATGCTCTCTCCTTGGGGTTTTTGGGCGACGATTTTTTTCGGATGCGTAGTTATACCGCAGCTTCCGTCGTTGTAAAGTTTTCCGACAGACGTTCAGTAGTGTACGCCCGGCGCCTTCATGTGCGCCGGCATTTCGATGGCGTTGGCGGCGACGTAGATCGCCCCGGGCGTGTAGTCGTCAAGAAGCGGGACCGCCGCTGCCGGGGAGGAGCGACCTTTTACTAACACGTCAGTCTGACGGCGTTGCGAGGCAACTTGTGCGGAACGGTCATCCTAATAATGCAACCCCCATCCACACACCAGACTAAAGCCGACATGGTTCCGGCGCAGAGGCGGGTAATAACCCTCCGTTGTCGCCACGTCCACGTACCACCGTGGCTAATAGGACGAGACCGTCGGCCCGAGGTCAGCCCGGCGGCACGGGGAGAGGGGGGCCGGCGGAACCGGGGGAGAGGGGCTGGCTCGCCTCACTTGACGGACGGGCGGAACCTTGGTGGTCGCTGGGAGGGTCTGGTACGGCTTGGACGGAAGGACCACGACCGGCCCGGCCGGCGAAACTACTTCTCCACGCTGGGTGGGTAGGACGTGCGGTTGCCTGTGAGGTAACAAACCTGGCGCCGCTTGCGGCGGGCCGGCGGCACCCTCGTTGTAGCTGGCCGGCGGGGTTGGTACGGCTTGGCCACAACGACCACGACCGGGCCGGGCGGCGAAACTACTTTTCCACGCTGGTCGGGTTGGACGTGGGCTTGGTTGCGAAGGTACGACCACGCCCGCCAGGGCGTCGTCCGCCGCCAGGCGGACTACAAGTGTCCTTACTGTTTCCGTCCTTACAGTCCTATTACTTACAGGGGCGCAACCGTACCCGATTAGCCCCCTTTCTTCGTGCAACCGTAAATTGGAACCGTGCAAGTGTACCCGATGAGCGTGCAATTGTACCGTATTTTTATGATCCATCTACTACATATTTATGGTACAATGTGACCTACACCAAGGAGGTACTCACCGTGGACGGAAAGCGATTTATCATGGTAATGACCCTGCAACCGGACTTCCATCTGAAGTTTGCCGAGCGCTGGGCATATGCCTGTCTGTTGGACGAGACCCGCCGAGGTCGGGGCGTCAGCCTGACGAGGCTCTCGGCCCTCACCGGCCTCAACCGCAGCAGGAACTTGCCCGGTGTGCTCCGCACTCTCGAAAGGTTAGAACTCGCACACGTAGCCGACGGGCAGTGGTGGGCCGACCAGCCCTCAACGAGCCAGGCCGTCTACGACCGTGAGAGTAATAAGGAACACTGGTGGGAACGACTGCGGTACTTCAAGGTCTACCGGCGTGCGCCGGGCAACGCCCTCACCCCCATGCAGAATGCGGTGTACTGCCTGCTCGCCGCCAAGAAGCCCGTCCGCACCCGTGCGGGGCTGTCGAAGATTCTGCGCATCAATCGTACCACCGTGAGCCGGGCGCTCGCCAAGCTGGAGGCGTTGGGGCTGATCGACCAGTTCCGCCGCCCTCTGCCGCTCGGCGCCGAAAAGTTACTTTGGTGGGAGACCGACCAGAGGAAGGCCAAGCGGACGGAGGCGTGGCAAGAAGTGACCGAGTTGTTTGCGGGGCTGATTCAACAGCTTGAGGGCGCATGGCCCGAGCATGGATGGCGCCAACAGTGGCGCACGATTGTTACAGCGTGCCAGGGCGTCGGCTATAAGGCCAAGGAAACGGGCGACCTGCTGGCGGACGCCTGCAATGAGTTGCAACTCCTCCGGCGCTGCGGAGAACTGCTCCGTGCGGTGCCCAACCTCGTCAAACTCGCCGAACAGGGTACGGAGCGCAACCGGCGGTCGGGGAAGTGGCGTGGCAGCAGCTTCGGGGCATTCCGGGCGAAGGTCAAGGATTGGGTCGAGGACGTGAAGTCGCACAAGAAGGGGGTCGGGTGAGACACTCGGCCGACCGCCAGTTCACCGGGGAGTTCGTTAGCTGGCTGGTCAGAAGACGAGCGAGGCGATTGATTTTGAAGCATATCAAGTGTCTGCGGGCTGGTTTCCAACCGTCTTACTCAAGTCAATGTCCTTGGCAGGAAACACGCCGTCAGGAGACCACAAACCGCTGATGCCCGTGGCCGTCTCGAAGAAGACTCTCCGCATCGTGCCGCTCGTAAACCCGACGGCGCAGTACGCCACGGGTCGGGCGCCGTCGGTCTTAACCTCCACGTCGATCCGCTCTATCAGGTCTTTGAGCATGGTCTTTAACTTGACCCTGACCGGCGTGCCGCCCTTTTCGACAAGGCCGATCACCGTCTGGACACCTTTGAGGGCGCCCGGCGCCGCCTTGCTCGCCTTGCGGGTTTCCAGTTCCTGCATCAGCGCCCTTTTCTGGCGTTCCTCCTTCGTCATCCGGTCCAGAAGCGAGGCGAAGTTGTCCCCGGCGTCAATCTTGGCCTGGATTTGGGCGATCCGTCTTTCCTTGTCGGCAATGGCGTCTTCCAGGCGGCGAATGTTCTCCGTTACCTTCTTGTCGCCGATCAGGTCTTCCGGCGTGATCTCCACCAACCACTTGAGGATGGTCTTCTCGAATACGTCGTAGCGCAGCCAGGCGTCGGTGCCGAGGCCCCGCATCGAGACCGTGCCGGTTCCGAGGTAGCAATACTCTCGCCCGTTGTTCACTCGCCGTTGAAAGTTGAGCGTCCCACGCTTGCCGTGCAGCAAACCCGTGAACAAGTTGCGGCACTCGTTGCAGGTCGGGCCGGTTTGTTTTTTCCTGGCACGGAGGATGCGTTGCACCTTCTGGAATTCCGCCTCGGTGATGATCGCAGGATAGTAGCCTCGCACGACCGGCCCGGCCAGTTTTCTCTTTCCCGCCTCCCACGTCATCGGTTGGTACTCACCGAGCACCTGGCGGTTGTGGAGTAGGGTGGCGACATATGATTTGTTCCAACCGAGTTTGCGACTGTACCCCCAGAACGGCAGGCCCTCGCCGTTCAACTGACGGCAAATCCCCAGAATGCCGAGACCGTCCTGCGCCAGCCGGAAAATCCGCCGCACGGCCGCCACCCGGTCCGCTACGGAAACGAACCGGCCACTGTCGTACTCCAGCCACCCTGGACATCGAGGTAGGGGCTTTTGGGCGAGGCGATCACGGGCACCTTGCCACCAGTCCTTGAGGCGCTTCGCCTTCTTGGCACTCTCATCGTGTGCGAGGTACATCCGCCAGACCGCCTCGAACAACTCGAACGGGTTTTTGAGACTTTCCTTGGTGTAAAGCCGCTCGGTGCGGATAACGTAGATGGACACGCCGGACCTGATGATCCGCTTGAACAGGTCTTCCGCCTCGTCAATCTCCTCCCTGGTGAGGCGGTCGAGGTCTTCCACGATGAGGACAGAGCCGGCCTTAACCGTGCCGTCGTCGATCAGGCGCAGGAACAACCCGAGTTTCCCGGTCTCCTTGTGGCGTCCCCGGAACGCCCTGGCGGCAGCGTCCACAAACGACAGGGGCGAAAGCGTCCAGCCATGCGCCTCGCACACGGCTTTCAGAGGGCTTTTCTGCCGACGGGCGCTGTCGCCCTTGTTTTGCTTGCGATCAGACCAGCGCCGGTAACTGTAAGCAACGGTCATGGCGGTTGTGCCTCCGAGAGCATCCTATCGGGATTTGCGGCTTTCGTCCAGTGGCGCAACCGCAACCCGACGCCCAACGAGCTGATGGCCGAGCTGAAGGGGACGGCGTGGGGCTGCATCAGCATCAACGCGGCCGTCTGCGCCAACTTCCCGCCGAAGCTGTACGTGGCCACCCGGCCCGGCCAGGCGCCGCCGAAGTGCCTCACCAAGTCGCTGGCCTCCGCCGCCGAGCGCCGCCTGCGCGCCGCCCCGCACCTGGCCCGGCGCACCAAGGCCGCCGACCGGCTCGAAGAGGTCGCCGACCACCCGCTGCTCACCCTGCTCCGCCGCGTTAACCCGCTGCACAACAGCTTCGACCTCTGGGAACTCACGCAAACCTACCTGGAGGTCCACGGCCGGGCGTTCTGGTACCTGGCGATGAACCCGGCCCTCGGTGTGCCCGACGAAATCTGGGTGTTGCCCGGCCAGAACGTGACGCCGAAGCGGACGCCCGACTCCGCCCGGCCCATCGACTACTACGAGTACCGCACCGGGGCCACCGAGCAGCGCTTCCGGCCCGAGGAGGTGATCTTCTTCCGCTACCCCGACCCGCGCGAGCCGTACACCGGCGGGCTGAGTCCGCTGCGCGCCTGCTACGAGCAGGTGGCCCTGCTCTCGGACTACGCCGCCATGAAGAAGGCTGTATACGAGAACCAGGCCATCCCCAGCGCCCTGTTGACGCCGGCCGACGTCATCGGCGAGCCGGAGCGCGACCGGCTGGAAGCGCAGTGGAACCAGCGCTTCCGCAAGGGCGGCGCCGGCCGCGTGGTCGTGACCGAGGCGAGCATGAAGCTGCAAGTGCTGTCGCACTCGCTGGGCGACCTGGCGCAGCTGGCCGAGATGGGGGCGACGAAAGAGGATGTCATGAACGCCTTCCACGTTCCGGTGAGCTATTTCACGAAGGACACCAACTTAGCCAACCTGCAAGCGGCCGACCACCAGCACAAGAGCCTGGCGATCGCCCCGCGGCTGACGCGGCGCGACGAGAAGCTGAACGAGCAGCTGGTGCCGTTGTACGACCCGACGGGCCGGCTGTTTTTGGCGAGCGACGACCCGGTGCCGGTGAACCAGGAGCTGGGCTTCCGCGAGCGCGAGATCGACATGAAGTACGGCATCGTGACGGTCAACGAGGTGCGCGGCGAGCGCGGCCTGCCGCCGGTGCCGTGGGGCGACGTGCCGTGGGTGCCGGCCAACCTGTGGCCGACGACGACGCCGCGCGGGTCGGAGGGAGCAGGTCAGTCACCCTGACCATTGCCGGTCTGTCCCTTGCCCTTGCGCTTGGCCTTCTTCCGCGGCGGCATCGGCATGCGCAGCAGGACGTTGCCCTTCTCATCGATGACGCCGCGTTCGACCATCTGACGGAACTGCACCTCGGGAGGCAGTTTCGCACGCTTACGGATGGCTTCCCGCAGCCGCTGAATGATCAGGTCATCACGCATGTTTGGGCCCCGTCAGGTTAGGCTCGGGCGAAATACGCCCAGGATGCAACTTTTGTCCCGGACCGCGATCTGTACGTGCGACTCACGGCGAATGCCCGAGCCGGGGAACGCCTTCCTCCCTTCCAAGAACGGGCAGCGAACCGTTTGGAAGACCAACCCATCCTTCGCCGCGGTCTCAGCCAGTTCGTTGACGATCAGGCAATCGAGATCCCGCCGCCCGGCACGGTTTCTGGGCATTGCTGCTTGGCGGGCTCGGAGAACGCGCCGGACGCGCTGGTACTCGTCCCCCAGCATCTTCGTGTATTTTACATCGGTCAGATCCAGGCACAGGCCCAGTTGGATGACCGCACCGACCACCCCATCTTTGCCGCTCCAACTCTTGACCCGGTGCGGGGCACACTCCCAGAAGTAGATGCCGTGCCCTAGCCAGTCGTAGGGGTTCTGGCTCGGCTGCCACTCGTCAATCGGCAACTCGCCTCGGATGAGGGCTTCGGCAAAGGTCGGCTCGCAGCCGTGATAGCCCAGGACGACCCGTGCAAAGCGATCCATCGCGAGGAACTCCCTCCGGCTCGGCGGGCGTCCGGCCGCTCTTTCCCGATAGGGAGTCTACCATTCCCAGCGCTTCGTCACCATACCCCTACGCGAACAGCTGGGCGACGGGGACGCGGAATCCGGGCAGGCGCGGTTCGCCGGACAATTCCTGGCGGACGTTGGCCATTTCCGGTTCCGCGTCGGGCCGGTAGATCAGGACCGTTCGGCGATGAGGATTGATGACCCAGACCAGGGCGACGCCAGCGGCCAAGCAGCCGTCAATCTTGTCATCGATCTCTTGCATCGTGTCGCTCGGCGCGAGGATTTCGACGGCCAGCACGGGCGCGGCGTCGATGAGCGTGGTATCGTCGGACTGCCGCGCCATCACCCCGGCCGGAACATAGACCACATCGACGCTGACGCTAGTATCCGCATCGCGCTGGAACCTCACGCCCCCCTCGCCAGATAGCACCTCGCCCCACGGCTCGGGCCGGTGGTCCCGCCACACGCCGAGAAAGTGGGCCACACGGTCCCTGATGTGGCGGTATCTGATGCGGCTGTGTGCCTCCGGGGTAGGTGGTGGGCAAGGCTCTCGCTCTGTGGGTGTATCGACCTGCTCGACCTCCAAGAGCCGGATCGTGACTTCATCCCCTACGGCCAGCGGCGGCGCCGGCCAGCGTACGTGTTCCTGGGCGGCGCTGTCCAGACCACCCAGATGCATCCTGAACCCACCGCATTCTCCACTCGGGCGGCCTACCCAGTGGACTATCGTCGTTAGTACGCCACTGTCGCCGATGCCCAGAGTGGCGATCTTCTGACCGTTGACGAGCACAGAAAACGCCTTCATGTGAACTCTCCTCCCGCGCGATCCGGCCGTCACACCCTACGATTCCCCAGCTTTCTTCATAGCGGTCTGAGGCGGTGGCCCGTCGGAGGCTAGCAACTCAGCCGCTCGTGCCTCCGCCGCCTGCTCCTCCTCGGCCGCATGCTCGGCCAAGACCGTGCGCAGCAGACCCCGCCCGGCGGGTTCCTTGTCCATCACCCGCTTTAGCTCCTGTAGCGCATCTCGAACCTGCAGGCAAGAGTCGATCAAGGCGGCGAAACCTACGCCCGCGATGAACACGAGGAAGCCGAGACCCGCGGCAATCGCTTGGCCCCCGCGATTCAGGGACGTAGGGCCGCCCAGACCAAGACCGAGAACAAACAGAGCCCCAATGATGCCGACCACAACCAGCAGAAGCCTTACCATCGCCATCTCCATTAGCGGCCGCGTGGGGCTCGCACCGCTCGACCCACCCTACGGCTACACATTACCCGACCCCGCCATCCGCCCGCCACGCCATTCCACCACCTGCTCTGCCCCGCGCCGGCTTCTCCGTGTTACCGTCGGCCCCGTCGTGATGATTCCCCTTCCGACGGGTGCTCCCATGACCAACTTCCTCAAGCACTACGGCACCACCGAGGGCCCCCTCGGGCTGCCCATGCAGGACCGACAAGCCTTCCAACTCGAAAGCATCCTCAAGGCCCTCCCGCCGGAGGACCGGGCCCTCAAACACGCCGTCGTCGCCAAGGCGCCGACCGAATTGCTCGACGGCGAGCGCGCCGACGTGTCGTGGATCAGCACGGAGGAGATCGACCGCGACCGCGAGATCGTCGTCAGCCGCGGCATGAACGACGCCCACTTCAAGCTCAACCCGCTGGTCACGCTCCAGCACGCCTACTGGCGGCCGCCGGTCGGCCGCTCGCTGTGGCGCAAGCGCGTCAAGGACGGCTCGCTCGTCGGCAGCAAGGCCAAGACGCACTACCCGCCCCGGCCGGCCGACTGGGTCGACGACTGCTGGGACCCCGACACCACCTTCTCACTCGTCAGGGCCGGTCTGCTGCAAGGCAAGTCGATCGGCTTCATCGCGCTCAAGAGCCACGCCCCGTCGTCGCACGAGATCGCCGCCCGGCCCGCCCTGGCCGACGTGCGCCGCGTCATCGACGAGTGGCTGCTGGTCGAGTACGCCTGCGTCTTCCTGCCGGCCAACCAGTCGGCCCTGGTCGAGGCGGTCAGCAAGGGGGCGGTCAGCGTCCCCGAGCCGGTGCTGCAAGCGCTCGGCTTCGACCGCCAGGCGCCGCGCGCCGTCCCGGTCACGCCGGTCGAGGAAATCGGCAAGGAGTTGCGCCGCCGCCTGGAGCGCCTCGACCTGACCGCCCTGATCGAGGAGCGCATCCGGCTGGCCTATGACGCCGCACGCGGGCGCGTGTAACTTCGGTCCCGACATCAAGCCGTCAGGGTATCCGGGAAGAGGCAGACGCCAAGCTGTCGCCCCGGGGGCCCGGAGACGTGCGGGTGTGACCCGTGAAACCCGATTCCATCCGTTCCCCCCGAGAGTGTGTCCCATGTTCATCCAACTGCTCAAAGATTGCCTCGGCAAGAAGGCCGGCGAGCGCCTCAGCGTGGACGACGCCGAGGGCCGGGCCCTTGTCGCGGGCGGCGCCGCGGCCGCCCGCGCCGACGACGCCTTCAACGACCTGGTCGGCCGGTCGCTTGACGCCGCCGTCGGCGCCGCCTTGCAGAAGTTCGCCGACGCCCAGACGCTGGCCCGCAAGCACGCCGCCCCCGTCCTCTTCGGGCCGGGCGGCGACGGCGACCCCAAGGGCAAGTCGTTCGGCGACTGGCTGCTCGGCGTGGCCCGCAACGACCGCGGCTACCTGGAAAAGCACTACGGCAGCCGCTTCAACGAGTGGACCCAGAAGGCGGCCCTCGGCGAGTCGTCCGGCGCCGCGGGCGGCTACACGGTGCCGCCCGAGTTCTACCAGTCGCTGATGCAGGTGGTCGCCGAGAACACCTTCATCCGCCCGCGGGCTTTCGTCATGCCGATGGCCGGCGCCAGCCTGCAAATCCCCTACCTGGACATCACCACCGTGCAATCGGCCGGCGTGTCGCCCTTCTTCGCCGGCGTGCAGATGTACTGGACCGCCGAGGCCCAGACCCGCACCGAAACCGAGCCCCAGTTCAAGCAGCTCGAGCTGAAGGCATGGGAGCTGTCCGGCTACTCCGTTTCCAGCAACGTGCTCTTGCAGGACTCGGTGATCGGCCTGGAGAAGTTCCTGATGACGCTGTTCGCCAAGGCGATTGCCTGGTTCGAGGAGTACGCCTTCCTGCAGGGCAACGGCGTCGGTAAGCCGCAGGGCATGCTTGGCTGCGGCGCCGCCCTGGCCAAGAACCGCGACACCGCCAACCAGGTCAGCTTCAACGACCTGGCGACCATGTGGTCGAAGCTGTTGCCGGCGTCCTGGGGCAGCGCCGTCTGGACGTTCTCGCCCAGCGTCGTGCCGCAGCTCTTGCAGCTCAAGGACGGCGCCAACCGGGCCATCTTCATCAGCATCGACCAGGGCATCACGAAGGCGCCGAACTGGTCACTCTTGGGCCGGCCGGCCTTCCCCACGGAAAAGGTGCCGGCGCTGGGCACCAAGGGCGACCTGATGCTGCTCGACCCGTCGCTGTACGTCGTCGGCGACCGCATGAGCGTGGAAGTGGCCGCGTCGGAGCACGTCAACTTTTTGAAGAACCAGATGACCTGGCGGGTCGTTGAAAGGGTCGATGGGCAGCCGTGGGTCGAGAAAGCCATCACCTTGCAGGACGGCGCCACGCAAGTTTCGCCCTTCGTCGTGCTGAATTAACCCCGAAACCACGTTTTCCGCGCCCCGATTCATCGTTTCGCGCTCGCGCCGCGAGCGCGAAACGATGAATCGGGGCGCGGCTAAACAACCCGAGAATCCAACGCCATGTACACCGAAACCCTCACGCAGCGCCTGGGCATCGCGGCCCCCGTGGCCCCGCAGGTGCTGACCACGACCACGACCGTCAACAGCGGCAAGGTGGACCTGAGTGCGTTCCACCGCGCCTTCTTCCTCTTCGAGACGGGGACGTTCGGCGGCACGTCGCCGACGCTGTCCGCCGCCTTGCAACTTCAGGACAGCCCCGACGGCACCACCTGGACCAACACGCCCGGCACGAGCAGCCAGACGGCCACGACGGCCGGCAAGCAGTACACGCTGGAGGTGCGTGCCGACCAGCTCAACACCGGGGCGCGCTACGCCCGGCTGCAAGCGGTCTGCACCGTCGGCGGCACGTCGCCGACGATCCCGGTCGCCGTCGTGGCCTTCGGCGACGAAGCCATCCACAAGCCGGGCAGCGCCAACAACGACGCCAGCGTCGCCGCGCAGACCGTCGTGAGCTGAGGCCCCGTTTAGCCGCCGCCCTCGGGGCGGCGCGTTAGCCAGTGCGCCGCCCCGAGAGCGGCGGCTAAACGACGGAGACTTCTTCCTATGCCATCCCTGCCCGCCGCTGACTTGCGAACCAACGTGGCCACCTGGGCCGTCGCCGCCCCACTGCTGCCGGCCGTCGGCGCCGCCCTGTCGGGCGCCCTGCCAGCCGAGCCGTTCGACCCCGACTTCCGCGGCCAGCGCCTGACCACCACCTACCTCGACACGCCGCGCCTCGTCCTACGGCGGGCGCGGGCGCGGGGCGGCCGCTACCTGACGCTCCGCGTCCGCCGCTACCACCCGACCGGCCTGTTCGCCCTGTCGGCCAAGACCGAGGCGGCCAAGGTGCGGGTCGAGGTCGCGCCGGCCGTAGCCCGCGCCGTCCTCGGCGGCGACCGCGACGCCTTGGCCGCCCACCTCCCCGCCGACGTGGTCGCGCGCCTGGCCGAGTTGACCGACGACGCGCCCCTTTGGCCTGTCGCGGAGGTCTGTTGTCACCGCTTCGCGCGCGAGGACGACCGCGACCGCCTGACACTCGACGCGGACGTCCACACCGACACGGGGCTGTGCCTCCCGTTCGCGGTGCTGGAGTTCAAGAGCCGCGACCCCGGCGCGGCGCTTCCTGCATTTGCCGCCGCGCTGGGGTCGCGGCCGGCGCGGGTGTCCAAATTCCTCTGGTCCACGGGCGGAGGGCGCTGACATGGCCACCAAGGATCTCATCACGCTGAGCCGGGCGTACCAGGCGCTCCAGGGCGTCAGCGGCCAGGACACGCTCGTCAGTGCGCTCATCACCGCCTACAGCGAGGCGATCGAGAAATACTGCCGCCGCCGCTTCGTCTCGACGAGCTACGACGAGCTGTACAACGGCACGGGCGACCGGCGCCTGCTGTTGCGCCAGTACCCCGTCCAGAGCGTCCAGTCGGTCCGCTACCGGCCCGTGACGGTGCTCAAGATCACCAACACCGACCTCACCAACGTGCAGGCCCGTGTCGCGGTCCTGAGCACCGGCCTGCAACTCGTCTCGGTCAAGAGCGGCGTCAAGACCACGGCGACGGCCGGTCTGACCTTCGCGTCCAACCCGACTCTGTCGGCCTTGGCTGCGGCAGTCAGCGCCGCCGGCAACGGTTGGAGCGCCCAGTACGTCGGCGACACTACCAACTACGGCAGCTGGCCCAGCGCCGACCTGTACGTCCCGGCCAGCTACGGCGACACCCTCGAAGGGTCGGGCGTGTTGCAGAGCCAGGGGGCGCTGCAGGGCGTGGCCGGCTCCTTCGCCGAGTTGAAGATGCACACCTACGAGCTGCAAGGGTATCAGTGGGACGCCCGCGGTTGGCTGCTGCGGGCCATCCCCTACACCGACCCGGAACTGCTGCACCCCGAAGACCTGGTGTTCCCGGTGGGCATCAACAACTTCCGCGTGCAGTACACGGCCGGCTACAGCACCATCCCCGAGGCGGTGCAGGAGGCGTGCGCCCGCTGGGTGGCCTACGCCTACTGGGCGTGCCAGCGCGACCCGGCCCTGCTGCACCAGGTCCCGTCGAGCGGCACGACCAGCGGCTGGACCGAGGCGGCCTCCGACGTCATGTCGCCCCCGCGCGACGTGCTGGTCCTCCTGGCCCCGTACCGCCGCCACGCCGTCGGCACGAATCAGAGCTAGGCGTCGTAGCCCCGGAGGGGCGACCGACAATGCGAGGGAAACCGCCGTGTCTACCGAGCAATTCGCCAACTCCGCCCAGTCCACGCTCGCCGCGGCCGTCACGGCCGGCGCCGCCAGCCTGACGGTGGCCGGCGCCGCGGCCTTCCCTTCCTCGGGCAACTTCCGCCTCCTGATCGACTCGGAAATCCTGCTGGTGACGGCGGTGTCCGGCAACACGTTCACGGTCAGCCGGGGCCAGGAGGGAACCACGGCCGCCGCCCACACCTACGGGACGTACGCCACGCACGTCCTGACGGCGGGGGCGCTCACCGGCCACTTCGCCAGTCTGGAAACCGCCAACACCTACCTGGCGCTCAACACCTTTGGGCCGGGCCTCATCAGCAGCCCATTCGGTAGCGGCAGCAACAACGAGGCGTTCGGCGCTGGCGCCGGGCGGTCGGCCGCCACCGGCAGCAACAACACAGTCGTGGGCCAGGCGGCCGGGGCCTCGTTGACGAGCGGAAGTAGCAACGTCTTCGTGGGCCAAAAGGCCGGCAACAGGTGCGACCAGGGCGGCAACAACGTGGGCGTCGGCGTCCAGGCGCTTCAGTCGCTGACGAGCGGCACGGACAACTTCGGCTTCGGCGTCAACTGCCTCAACAACGTCACGACCGGCAGTCACAACGTCGCCATCGGCACCAGCGCCGCGGTCAACTCCGGGACGTCCATCGACGGGGTTGTGGCGATCGGCTACCAGGCGGGCCAGGGGGTGAGCGGCAACAACAACGTCGGCCTCGGCGGGCAGGTGCTCGGCGCCAGCGGGGCGGGCACCAGCTCGGCCCAGAACGCCGCCCTCGGCACGCGCGCCCTGAAGAACGTCTCCACCGGCGGGGACAACACCGGCGCAGGCTACCAGGCCGGGCAGACCATCAGCACGGGCGCCCAGAACACGCTGGTGGGTAGCGGCGCCGACGTGGGCAGCGGCTCGCTCTCGAACACGCTCGGGCTGGGCTACAGCGCGAAGCCGACCGCCAGCAACGAGGCGGCGCTGGGGCCTTATCTCAACGAACTGACGCTGCATCAGCTCAGCTCCACCAGCACCGACCGGCCGGCCGCGGAGATCGACTGGCTGTTCGCCACTGCCACCGACGCCAGCCGCAAGGGCCGGCTCAGCCTCGGGGCGCACGACGCCTTGACCTCGGTGGGCGGTCCCCGCGAGGGAGTGCGCGTCGAGTCGGACGGCACACAGGCGCTCCTGGGCTTCTACGGCGTGACGGCGGTCGCCCGGGCCGTCCTGGCGACCGGCGCCGGGCACACGGTCGATGACGTGATCACGGCCCTGCAAAACCTGGGGCTCGTCAAACAATCCTAACCGGAGGGACGAAAATGGCAGTGAACCCGCAAAGTCAGAAGCTCAACATCGCCGCCAACCTGATCGCCCAGGCGGGCCTGCTGGTGGCGGCCTACACGCAGTATCAGAAGTGGGACAACGAATACGTCAAGGCCGGGCTGGCCTACCAGGCCGGCGATTTCGACGGCACGGCGCTGGCCTACGTGGACCCGGCGCAGCTGCCGACTCTCATCACGCAGCTGCGGGCCTTCAAGACGTGGATGGACACGGGCGGCAACGGCGACGTGTTCTTCAAGATGCAGAACGGCGGCTAGGCGGCACCCATGCGTTCCTTCACCGGCCAACTCGGCACGGCCCTCAGCCCGCTCGCCAACGTGGTCCTCGCGTCCGCGCCGCGGGCGGCGATCCGGGCGCGGGAGTGCTATTTCCCGCCCTCGTCGTGGGTCTACGCCTTCATCCTGACGTGCGACGGCAAGCTGGCCGTCTGGTTCAAGCGCCGCCGTCGCCGCCGCAAACGGCGGCACAGGCGCCACCACCGGCATCACCATCGGCACCGCCGCGTCCGGCAGCGCAGCAGGCACCCGGCCGGCGGGGTGCCGGGCGTGTGCTGCCTCTTCCCGGCGGCCGGCACCGCCCACTACCACCTGGCCTGCGCCTGGCACTCGCCGGGCGGCTTCGTCCACAGGTTCCTCCACCGCAAGATGGGCTACCAGCTCGTCGCCCCGCCGCGGCTGCCGTGCGGCCCGTGCGACGTCGTCACCGCGCCCTGCTGCCCCGGCCCGCTGTCGACGACGCTCCACGTCAGCTTCACGGGCGGCGCCGGCGGGGCCGCTGCCCTGACGTGGGACGGCGCCGGCTGGGTCAACATGTCGGTGGCGCTGTGCTCGGGCCTGGCTTCCCAGGTCGCGCTGCGGTGCGTCGCGGGCAACTGGCAGCTGGCCATCAGCGAGGTGGACCCCGGGGCCTGTAGCGCCAACCCGGGCACCCCGACCTCGGTGAGTTGCAGCCCGCTGTCGGTCGTCTTCGACGTCCTCGGCCAGGGCGGCTGTTGCGCCCTAGCTCCCTTCACGGCCACGGTGACGACATGAGCCGCCCCTGCGCAAGCGACCACCCGCCCCGGCCGGACTCGTGCCGGCTGTGCTGGCTGTACGAGCACGACCCGGCATACCGCGCGCTGTGGGACGGCCAGCCCGGGGCGGCGCGGTCGCTGCCGTGCGTGTACCTGGGCGCGGTACTCGACCGGCGCGGCTGCCCCTGCCCGGCGAAGTGGCTGCGCCGCTGCGGCCGCCACGGCACCTGCACGATTGAGACGTGCAAGACCTGCGACGACTACGAGCCGGCGGAATGAGCTATGCCGGAGCCCAAAATGATGTTTTGGTAGGGGCCGCGACAACCCCGGAGGCCGCCATGCGACGACCGATCACGATGGCCCTGCTGATGCTGGTTTCCCTGCCCGCGTGGGGCGCGCCGACCGAGGGCGGCCCGACGGGTCCGGGCGGCGTCGAGGTGACGTGCGACCTGCCGGTGAGCCTGCGGCAGAAGAACGTGGGAGGAAGGGACGGGGCCGGCTGCTGCACCTTCGCCTCGGTGCAGCATGGCGCGCGTTATCAGAACGAGCGGCGGCTCTGGAATTTCCTCAGCGACGTGGCGGCGCACGAGCGGGGTGGCGGATGGCCTCGGAAGATGGACGCCATGCTCGCCAAGTACGGCCAGGGCACCCCGTACTTGCAGTACGAGGGCACCGACCCGGCGATCCTTGAAGCCGCCCTGAAGAGCGGCCGCATGCCCGCGGTGACGTACAACGGGCACGACCCGCATTACGGCATGAATCACAGCATCGCCCACATGGTCAACCTCGTCCACCTGGACGAGAAGTGCGCGGCCATCCTCGACAACAATTTCACAGCCGATCTGTCCCTTGTCTGGATGAGCCGGCAGGAATTCTTGCAGCGCTGGACTGGCGGCGGCTCGGGGTGGGCGGTCGTCCTGCTCAGCCCGGCCCCGGCCCCCGTTCCCAGGCCGTGATCGCGTCGCGGCCCGTCTGATCTACCGCACCGGAACCGAGGAGAATGCGATGAAACCCCTCAGACCCCCGCCCATCGACATCCGTCTGCCCGCCATCGCGGCGCTGGCGCTGCTGGCATTCTGCGCCGCCCCGTCGCGGGCCGGCTGGGGCCTCGGCGGCTCGTGCGCGCCGGTCGGCGTGCCCGCCGTGGCTCCCGAGTGGGAATGGATGAACAGCCCGGTCGACCCGGACCAGGTCCACCTGCTGCACCACGGCCGGCAGGTCGGCACCTGGCGCCACGCCGACCAGTGCTACTACCCATACGACGGCCGGGCCTGGGGACGTGCCGCTACCCCCCCGGCGGCCGCCCCGGGCCCGCCGTCCCCCGACCCGTTCTCCCTCGCCAACGCCCGTCCGCGCACGGCGGACTGCGACTGCTGCCCGCCGTGCCCGTGCGAGGACCGCTGCCGCTGCCCACACGGCAAGCCCTGCTGCGACGAGTGCCGGTGCGTTCTGGCGGAGGAGAACTATGGCCTGGACCGCAGCAAGATCAGCCGGCGCGAGCGGTGCAGCGTCAACGGACGCGAAGTCACCAAGGAGGCGGCCCTGGCCGTCGTCGGCGACCGGGAACCGTCCCTGCCCAACGACGCCGACAAGCCGTGGCTGCTCGACGTGGGTGACGAGGCGGCCGGCCGCAAGCTCGACGCCGACCTGGGCGCCGCGGCGGAGCTGTCGCCCTACCGGACCTCTTTCCGCCGGCAGAGCTACCGGCCCGACGACCTGATGGTGCGCGACCGCGACGGCCGGCTCATGTACCCGCCCGGCGTCTACGCCGTGACCGCGGCCGGCCGCCCGGCGCGTCTCCTGGCCGCGTACACGACGCCCGCGGAGCTGGCCGGGGCACTGCGGAAGTTGCCCCCCGATTTCGACCCCAAGAACATCCCGCCGGTCGGGCCGACGCCCGAGCCGGCACCGGCGCCGGCCGACGACCCGGCGCCGTGGGCCGTGGGCGGCACCCTGCTGGCCACCGTCATCGCCGTCGGCTACCTGCTTACGAGGAAATCATGACCACGCTCGCCGTCCTGCAACTTGTCCTGGCCGCCGCCGGCCCCGTCCTGGGCGCCTGGGCCCACTACCGCCTGAACCGGGCCGCCCCGCCGACCCCGCACCTCGGCGACGGCCACATCCTGGCCGCGCTGCTGTCCGCCCTCAACGGCACCAGCCCGGCGCCGCCGCCCGCCGCGCCGCCAACGCCGGCCGACCTGTCCGCCCAACTCCTCGCGCTGCTCGGCCAGGCGCAGGCGCACCTGGCGCAGCTGGCCCAGCAGCCGCCCAAGACGGGAGGGACCACGCCATGACTCCGAAAGCGTTGGGCAACACCTTCGTGGTCGCGTGGATCGCCGTGGCCGTGATCTACGACTGCTGGGTCTACTTCGGACTGCGCCAGCCGCCGGCCACGATCTCGGACACGCTGCGGAGTTGGGTGCAGTTCTCGCCGCTGGTGCTGATCCCGCTGGGCGGGCTGCTGTGGCACCTGTTCGGCTGCCACCGCTGCCTCGGCCCGGCCCCGTGGTCCGGGTGGGCGCCGATCCTGGTGCTGATTGCCGGCATGCTACTGTATGCCCTCTGCGGCATCGGCAGCTTCCCCGATATCGGGCCGCCGATCGAATAGGACGCATGGGACCAAGAGGACCAATGGGACGGACAGAATCCGCCCCATTGGTCCTCTTGGTCCCATGCGTCCTATTGTGAAGATTCTGTGAACGGGGCTTCTCTCCTGTCGAGCCAGGGTCTGGCGGAATACAACAATACTGACCCCCAGCCCAATCTCCGGAGGCCGCCATGAAAGTCTACATCGAGATGCTGCGCTCGTCCGCCAGGTTGGTGAAGGCCCTGGAGGCCGACGGCTGGCGGCTAGAGACGGCGCACCAGGGAGCGGTCCTCGCCGGCCACCCGCACCTGCATGATGAGGCCGGCGCCCGCGGCCGCCTCAACGAGCTGGGCCTGCTCACGTCCAGTGCCGTGCGCATCGAGTTCCCGCCTTCGAGCCCCCGCGCGAGTGCCCCGGTCGCGTAAGGTTCGCCGCTACACGTACAGGTTGAACTCGCCGATGCTCCACCACCACTTCGGATCACTGCCCGTCTGCACCACGCGGACGTAGCGAGCCGTCACCGCGGCACGCAGCGTGATCGTCGTCACCGCCCCGCCGCCAGTGCCGGTCGCCACCGGCGTCAGGCTGCTCCAGTCGGTGCCATTCTCCGAGACGTAGACGGCGAAGCCGCGCGGGTAGTCGCTGGGCGAGCCGGTGGCGTTCATCACCAACTTCTGGAACGTCATGTCCTTGCCCAGGCTCACCTGGAACCACTGCCCGGCCGCCTGGTGCGCCCCCGTGCTCCAGCGCGTGCCGCCGTTGCCGTCCAGCGCGCCGCTCGGCGAGCCGCCCGACTCCGTCGAGCTGGCCGACGCCACCCAGGCGGCGCGTGAGAGCGGGCTGTTGAAGCCGGACGACACGCTGACGTTGGTGAGCGTGGCCGTCGCCAGCTTGGTGTTGTCGTGGGCCGTCACCGCCAGGCCGGCCTGGGTCGTCGAGGACATGGTGATCGTCTTCGTCGTGCCGACCTGCTTCCACGTCACGCCGTCGGTGCTGTAGTAGCCGGCGAAGCTGCTTCCGCTGCGCGTCACCTTCACCCACACCGGGGCCGTGACGCCGGCGACCGACGTGCTGCTGGCGGCGCGACCGGCGCTGGTGCGCCACTGGAAGGTGACGCCGCTGCCGGGCGTGACGACCATGTCCACGAAGGCGGCGTTGGCGGCCGTGCCGTTGCGCAGCATCACGCCCGCCTTGGCGCCCGAGTTGGTGTTGGTCAGGCTCGTCACCTCGGCCACCACGCTGCCGTCGCCGGCCAGCGACTCGTGGGCGAAGTTGAACTGGTCCGACTTGCCGCCGATGTCGGCGCCACCGCCGCTGACGGTCCAGGTACCGGCGTTGTCGCTGGCGCTGCCCGCTTTGCCGGGGCTGCCGACGTCGGTGTCGCTCCAGCCGGCCGGCAACGAGGACGGCGTCAGGTCGAGTACCGTCATCGAGTAGGCCGGCACCACGAAGCTGAACCCACCGGTGTCGAGCGACAGCGTCGGCGTGGAGGTGGCCAGACTGGCGTGGCCGTCGGTCGTCTGGCTCTGGGCGGTGTCCTGCGTCTTGCCGTACTGCCACTCCGTCGCCGCGGCGGCCGGCGCGAACCCGTTGATGTTGAACTGCCCGGTCAGGTCGGTGCTTACGTTCTTGTTGATGATGAGCAGGTCGAGGTGCCCGTTCTGCTGCTTGACGGCGTAGGCGGCCAGGGTGCTGTCGTCGCTGCTGACCTGCACCACCGTGTCGCCGGTGTGGACCATCTTCGACAGCAGTTGCTCGGCGAAGTAGGTCGGGTAGGGGACGTAGCTGCCGGTGGCCGGCGGCGAGTTGCCGGAGCCGAGCAGGCCGTAGTCGCCGCCGGTGCGCCAGCCGTAGAGGCTGCTGTTGTAGTGGCTGGTGTCGTAGCCGTTGCGCAGGTCCCAGACGTTGCCGCCGGCGTACTCGGTCTGCAACAGGCCGCCCAGGGCGTCGGCCAGCCACAGGCCGTTGACCAAACTGGTCGTCTGGTTGGACGGGTTGTAGCTGACCGAATTGAACTCGGTGGCGATCAGCTGCACGCCGGCGCCGGCGCTGCCCAGGTCCGTGTTGATGAGGCTGCGGTAGGCGGCGGCACGGCCGGCCCAGTTGATCGGCCCGCCGTAGCCGGCGGCGTTGAGGTCGGTGGCGCTGTGCAACAGCAGGTTGGCGTCGTTCTCGTTGCCGGGGTCGAACATGTAGTTGTGGTCGCTGACGAAGCTGGGCGTGAAGCCCTGGCTGGCGCACTGCTGCAACACCTGGTCGGTCCAGTTACCGGGGATCTGGCTGTAGCTGCCGCCGGTGCCGCTGCCGTCCACGCCGACGGCGATGGTCGGGTCGATCTGGGCGGCGTAGGCGGCGAACTGCTTGGCGAAGGTGACGTAGGTGGCCGGGTCGTGCGGCGTGGCGTGATGGTCGGTCTCCCAGTTGCCGTAGACCTCGTTGCCGACCTCGAAATAGTGGACCCCATAGGAAGCAGACCGGCCCTGGCGCAGGAAGTTGAGGCCGTCGTCGGTGGCCAGCGGGGTGGCGGCGCGGAGGCTCGCCCAGTAGCCGGCCGTCTTCCAGTCCACGTTGACCCAGCTGTTGCTGCTATCACTCCACTGCGGCCCGACGCCGATGGACGTCGTGTTGCTCGGCGACCCGTTGAGGTAGGCGAGGAGGGCGGCGTCCTCCTGCGAACTGGCGGTGCCGTAGTTGAGCGTGACCATGCCGGTGCTGCCGGCCAGCGAGGCGATGAAGTTGGCCATGCTCGGCGTGGTGCCCTCGCCGTTGTAGGTGGGGCCGACGTTGAAGTGCCAGGTGTCGGAGCTGGAGCCGCCGGGGAATCGGAAGAAGGACAACCCGGCCGCCTGGACCATCTGCTGCGTTTGGCCGGTGTTCAGCGCGCTGTCCCACCAGGCCAGGTTGACGCCCAGGTCGAGGGCGGTGGCGGTGCGGACGGCCGTGCCGGCGTTGACGGTGACGGTCGAGGGCACGCTGCGGTCTTCGAGCTGTTCGAGCGCGAGACGGCGGGTCGGGAAGCGGTGACGAGCCATGTCTGTTCCTCTGGTCAGACGGGACCGGCGACGGCGGTACGGACGACGGACGAGACGGGCACGAACACGTCGGCAGACGGGAATCCCCGGGCGAGTGCCGGGGCATGACTATGTTAGTTCGGCGCTGGTGAAATGCAAGCGCCGCACGGCTGATCTGCCCCGCCTTCCGCAGCCCGTGTTAGAGTCGGGCCATGAACATTCAAACCCTCAAGAATCGGATCGTGGCCCACCGGCGCGTCCCCGCCGCCGACCTGCGGCCGCACCCCCGCAACCCCCGCACCCACGGCCCGGCCCAGCGCGCCGCGCTGAACGCCATCCTGGCCGAGGTGGGCCTGGCCCGCTCCGTGCTGGCCTACGTCGCCGACGCCGACAAATCCCTTGGCGACGCCGCCCCTCTCACCCTCATCGACGGCCACCTGCGGCAGGAGGAGCTGCGCGCCGCCGTGGTGGAGGTCGAGATCCTCGACGTGACCGACGCCGAGGCCGAGAAGCTGCTGCTGACCCTCGACCCGCTGGCGATGCTCGCCGACTACGACCGGCGGGCCCTGGACGAGCTGCGCGAGCGCGTGCGGACCGAGGACAACGACCTGGCCGCGCTATGGGCATCCATCGCGGAAGAGGACGCCGCCGTGCTGGACGAGCTGCGCCGGCGGGGCGGCCCGGAGCAGGAACTGCCGCAGGAGTTCTTCGTGTTGGTGCGCTGCGCAGACGAGAAGGAGCAGGTGGCGCTGCTCAATCGCTTCCGCAAGGAAGGGTTGGAGTGCGAGGCGAAGATGTCGTGAATCACCGGCTCGATCGTTTAGCCGCCGCCCTCGGGGCGGCGCGTTAGCCACCGCGCCGCCCCGAGGGCGGCGGCTAAACGGGGAAAACACCCATGTCTCCCCTCACCATCACCGTCGAATCTCCCATCGAAGACACGCCGCGCGTCCAGCAGGTCCGCGGCCTCTTCGATTTGCCGCGCGAGTCTCACAGCCGCCTCACCTGGCAGGTGGCCCTGCCGCTGGACGAGCGGCCGTGGCACGTCGGCCTCGTCGTCGGCCCGTCGGGGTGCGGCAAGTCCACCGTCGCCCGCGCCCTGTGGCCGGACGCCCTGCGGCAGTCCGCCGGGCTGACCTGGCCGGCCGACCGCTCCCTGCTCGACGCCTTCCCCGAAGACCTGCCGGTCAAGGACGTGACCGCGCTGTTGTGTGCCGTGGGCTTCTCGTCGCCGCCGGCGTGGCTGCGGCCGTTCCACGTCCTGTCCACGGGGCAGCAGTTCCGCGTAACTATAGCCTCACAGGTAATCTAGCAACGTAGGTCCTTTAATAATAAGCATTTATGGCTATGGCCGAAACGCCAAACTTGGGGGTTTACTACCGGATTACTACCCGGTAAAATGGAAGGGTAGGCCGGGGCGTCGTTACCGCCCCGGCCCGAGTCACCGCGTCTACCTTGGAGCAACCGCGATGACCGAACCCAATTCTACCCCGTCCGCCGGCGGCGAAAAGCCCGCCCGCACCAAGCCCGCCAAGCCTTACCCCGAGTTCCCGCTGTACCCGCATCCGGCCGGGTATTGGGCCAAGAAAATCCGCGGCCGCATGTACTACTTCGGCCGGTGGGAAGACGGCCCGGACGCCGCCCTGGACGAGTACCTGAAGCGCAAGGACGACCTGCACGCCGGCCGCACTCCCCGCGAGGAGCGGGACGAGCTGACCGTGAAGGACGTCGTGAACGCCTGGCTCGCCGCCCGCCGCGCCCGCGTCGAGGCCGGCGAGCTGGCGGAGCGGACCTGGGAGCACTACCGCATTGGCGCCCTGCTCGCCGCCGCCACCTTCGGCAAGCGCCGCCGCGTTGCCGACCTAACCCCCGCCGACTTCGCCCGGCTGCGCAAGCGCATGGCGGAGCGCTGGGGGCCGCTACGGCTTGGCGTGATGGTCGCCTACGTCCGCAGTGTGTTTAAGTACGCCTACGAGGCCGGGCTGATTGACCGGCCGGTGACGTTCGGCCCCGACTTCGTGAAGCCTTCCAAGAAGGTGCTGCGGCTGCACCGGGCCAAGCAAGGGGCGCGGCTGTTCCGGCCCGAGGAGGTCCGGCGCATGCTGGCCGCCGCCGGGCCGCAGCTAAAGGCGATGATCCTGCTCGGCATTAACGGCGGGCTGGGCAATATGGATTGTGCCCGCCTGACGCAAGACGGCGGGCTGGACCTGGAGGGCGGCTGGCTCGACTACCCGCGGCCCAAGACCGGCATCGCCCGGCGGGTGCCGCTGTGGCCCGAGACGGTCGTGGCGATCCGGGAGGCCGTCGCCGCCCGTCCCGCACCGCACCACGCTCGCGACGCCGGGCTGTGCTTCCTGACCGCCTACGGCCGCCCGTGGGCACGCGACACCAGCAACAGCCCGCTGTCTCGCCAGTTCGCCCGGCTGCTGGCCAAGCTGGACATTAACGGCCGCCGCGGGTTGAATTTCTACTCGCTGCGCCACACGTTCCGCACCGTCGCCGACGAGGCCCGCGACCAGCCGGCCTGCGACCTGCTGATGGGCCACACGCGCGACGACATGGCGAGCGTGTACCGCGAGCGGATCGGCGACGACCGACTACGGGCGGTGGCCGAGCACGTCAGGCGGTGGTTGTTCGGCCAACAGGAGCCGGCCGCGACACCCGGACACTCGGAGCCGCCGCCCCCCGAGCGGGAGCCGGACATCCTGCCACTCGGGCAGCGGACCGCGTGAGGCGTAATTCGCCCCCACTGTGGGTAAAATACCGTCGCGGGACGGCCAGAGTAGCTACCGGCCGGCTCCCCCCGCAGACCGTGGCCGTCTCCTGGCGCGGCTGCGGGGGGAGCGATGCCCGCACTACCAGGAGACAGCACCATGTCAAGCCGCCGCGACCGCTCGCCCATCATCCTTGCCGACATCATTGACCGCCAGCAGAACGAGGCCGAACAGGGGCAGCGGAAGGTAGAGCAACTGGCCGCGGCCCAACGCGAGCGCGACGGCCTCGTTGCCGCCGGCAACCGCGTGGAGGCCCTCGCCAGCCAGTTCTATCTTGCACTTCAGAATGGCGACGAAGTCACGGCCGACCTGCTCGGCCGCTTGGTCGGGGCGCTGGCCGGCTACAAGGGCCTCCTAGCAGCTTCGCACCGAAGCTGGCCCAACCCCGACGTGCCGCCGGCTGGCGGTGGCTGCGGCGCAGACGCCTGGCAGGCGGCCGCGGTCATCTTCTTGGCCTCGGACACCAACCCCGATGAGGCCGTGGCCAACCTCAAGAACCTGGCGAACACTATCCCCGACTTCGCCATAACGGTGGCCCGTGGGCTCGGTAGCTGGGTCAGGCGGGTGTGCGAAGGCAGTCACTTGCAGGCCGTAACGACTCACTCTTCCCAGAGCCAACCGGAAGTTGAGGCGCCTCCAACAGAATTGCAGCGGATGGGTATGTCTTGGCAGGAAGTGGCGGAGCGTCTGGAGCGCCTGCGCTCCCAGGGTGAAGCGTTTACCAGTCAAGGCAGGCTCGCAAAACAACTCGGCTGCTCGTCGGGCACCGTCAACAAGGCAATCCGTCACACACAATCCTTGCAGACTTGGGCGAAGAGGCCGGACCCAGCCGGCAGACCACAGCGCCTAACCGGGGTGGTGGCAGATGCCGCCGAGAGCAGAGAGTTGAGCCCGGAGGATGACGCTCGCATCCGTGAGTATTTAGAGCGGGAAGACCTGACGCCCAACGACCGGGCTTACTTCAACAGCCTGCCCGATGCCGAAGCTCAACTTAAATACATTGATGACCTTGAGGCGCTGACGGCCAAACAGGCCGACGACGACCGCCGCAGCACCATCTATTCCGATCGTTAGCCCGGCCGTTTGCAAACGTTTTCGGGCGTTTTTCCTCGTTTTCCCCCCCATTTTCGCAGCGAACCGCAAACAAACGCCTTCCTTCGAGGGGTCAGTGAAGGGCCCTGGAAGGAAGGCGAAGAATGTCAAATGACACTCCTCAGCTGCGGACGCCAGGCGTCATCGCCGCCGAGCTAAACACTCCTCTTAGCCGAGTCCTGTACATCCTGCGGAAGCGTGGCATCAGGCCCATCGGCCGTGCCGGCATCCTCCGGCTTTATGATCGGACGGCCGTGGAGATGGTCCGCGAAGCCCTACGCCAGATGGACCAGCGGCAGGCAGTGGCCGTCACCGCCACGGAGGGTCGCAGCCATGTCTGAGCCGCTTGCCCTTGATACCTCGCCGGTCCCGCTCGGCTACTCCGTGGCCGATCTCGCCCGCCGCTGGCGGGTCGGCGAGGACAAGATTCGCCTGTTCCTCCGCCGCGGCGAACTCGTCGGCGTGAATGTCGCGACCGATCGAGCCGGCAAGCCGCAATGGAGAATTACGGCCGAGAGTGTTCGGACGTTCGAGGAACGCAGGTCTTCGGCCCCGCCCCCGCGGCGGGTCAGGCGGCGGCGGCGTGAGCAGGTTGATTACTGTGCCGAGTTGCCGGACTAGCCGGAGAGGAACACCGACCATGCCCCAGATTGACGGCACGTACCGAAAAATACCAATCATACCCACGAAGAATACCCCGGCACCAGGGGATGCCCCTCATTTCGTGGTATGCCCTGAATCATGGGCATCTCCGAGGACAGGGGCATCAAGGGGCTTGAGCGCTAAGGGCCGATACCGCCGGCGGCAAAGGCTGCAACAGGCCCTCGCCCGCACATGGGAATTGTTGGGCGAGAATGAGGCGGCCGGCATCCCGCCCGACCCGAGAACCGCCGAGCTTGCGGCACAGGTCGCCGTGCTGCTACGGGGGTACGCCGACAAGGCGAGAGTGCGCCTTCTCGCTCCCGGGGACGACCTCTACCCGTCACGCCTCGATTATCACACCAAGGCCAGGAAGATCGAAACGCTCGCCCGCAAAATCCGTCGTCTACAGCAGCAGATTAACAGGATCGAGAGTGGCAATGCCGCAGAGCTATGCCACGGCGGCGGTCGCCGTGGAGTGTAGGCAATGAAAAGACCCGCTCGCGAGAGGTCGCCAAACTCACTCGCGGCGGGTCAGGGAGAAAACGTATGTTGACTATAACTAATGTCAGAACAAAAAGCAAGCCGGCGGCCCCGCGGCACCTCGTCGAGCGGCTCATCGGCCGCAGCACCGCCGGCAGCTGGGACGAGGCCCGAGGGGAGTGGGAGTTAGTCGCGGCCTGGGCCGCCCGTGGCGGTTGCTGCCTGTGCGGGAGCCGCATCACTCAGCGAGCCCTGCTCCATAACACCCTCACCGGCCGACGGGTCGTCGTCGGGTGTTGCTGCGTGCGCCACTTCCCGAACGCTGCTGACCTGTTTCGTGCCCTGGCCCGCGTGATGAGCAATCCCGAGAGGCCCCTGAATCCCGCCGCGGTGGAGTGGGCATACGGCCGCGGCTACCTGAATCCGTGGGAGCGTCGATTCTCCCTGGACGCCCGCGACCAGCGCCTGTCCCAGCGACAACGCTGGAAGCGCCTGGAGGTCCACGGGGCGTTGCTGGTCCGCATGGCCGCCGCCGGGGAGGAGGGGAGCCGTGCCTAAGATCGACGGCACCAACGGGCGGCCGGCGGCCGGCCGCCCCCTCGCCGAGCCTCTCGCCAGGGCTGGGAGGATGCCGACACCCAAGGTCGCCCCTCGGCCCATGCCCCTCTGTAGCCACGACCTAGCCGACCTGCGGGCCAGCGGCCTGACCGACGCGACCATTCGGGCCAACGGCCTGCGCACGGAGCGCGACCCGGTCGAGGTCGCGACCATCCTCAACCGGCTGCCCGATCGCCGCGGCCGGCAGATACCGGAGTTCTGCCAGGGGGGCGGCCTGGTCCTCCCCTACCGCGACCTGACCACCGGAGCCTTCAACGGCTTCGCCCGGGTCAAGCCCCGCTGGCCCAGAGTGCGCGAGGGCAAGCCGGTCAAGTACGAGCAGCCGGCCGGCGAGGCGTCGCGTGCTTACTTCCCCAAGAGCTGCCTGGACGGCCTGCGCGGCGGCGACGGCCCCATCTTCATCACCGAGGGCGAGAAGAAAGCGCTAGCAACATCGCAGCTGGGCCTAGACACCATCGGCCTCGGCGGCGTCTGGTGCTGGAAGAAGAAGGGCAGCGACGAGCTGATCCCTGACCTGGCGGGTGTGCCGTGGACGAGCCGGGTCGTTTACATCGTCTTCGACCACGACCCCGCGGAGCGGACCCGTCGGAACGTCGCCACGGCCGCGGTGCGGCTGGCGCGGGCGCTGCGGAAGGCCGGCACTAAGGAGGTGTATCAAGTCGAACTACCGCGCGGCCCCGACGGCAAGCAAGGCGTCGATGACTTCCTCGTGGCCCAAGGCGAGGGCGGTGCCGAGGCGTTCCGCGCGCTCGTGGATGCGGCGGAGCCGGTGCCGGCCGCGATCCTGGCCAACTACGGCGAGCGGACGGTGCCCGGCCCCGACGGCAAGGACAGGACCATCAAGGTCGGGCGCACGGCCGCCGACATCCGGCGGCGCCTCTCCGCACTCGTCGGCGACTGGCCGCGCCGGGTAGGCAACCTCCTGTTTGCTGCCGAAGGTTGCGAGCCGGTCTGGCTGGACAGCGTTGACGCCCTGTTTGCCTGGGTCGGCCGCCAGCTGGACGAGCCCATCCGCTGGGCTGCCGGCGAGGACAAGGTGGGCTCCGCCGTGTTCCATGCCCACCTGCGCCAGACCGCCACGGCCTACGAGGCCGTCGAGCTGCTACCGCATTGCCCGCCGCTGCCCGGCCACTTCTACATGCACCCCCCGCCCGAGGGCAGCGACGGCAAGGCCCTGGAGGAGTTGCTGGGGCGTTTCCATCCGGCGACCGAGGCCGACCGATCGCTGATGCACGCCGCCATCTTGACGCTCTTCTGGGGCGGGCGGCCCGGCTCGCGCCCAGCCTTCTTGATCGAGGCCGAGGACGACGACGGCCAGGGCGGCCGCGGCGCGGGCAAGACGACGCTTGCCGAGGTGGCGGCGGCCCTGTCGGGCGGGCACTTCGACGCCCGGCCGTCGGAAGACATCGACAAGCTGCTGACGCGCCTGCTGTCGCCGGAGGCCCTGGGGCGGCGGGTGTGCCTACTGGACAACGTCAAGACGCTGCGCTTCTCGTGGGCCGACCTGGAGGGGCTCATCACGGCCGACACCATCAGCGGCCGCCGCCTGTACGTCGGCGAGGGGCGGCGGCCGAACACTCTGACCTGGTTCATTACGCTCAACAACGCCTCTCTGTCTAAGGACATGGCCCAGCGGTGTGTCATCATCCGCGTCAAGCGGCCGATCTTCGACGCCTGTTGGAAGGAGACGACGCTCGGTCTCATCGAGGAAAAACGCTGGGCCATCATCGGCGACATCCTCGCCCGGCTGTCCGGGCCGGCCGAGGCACTGGCGCGGCACTCGCGCTGGGCGGCCTGGGAGGAGGAGGTGCTGGCACGCGTGCCCGACCCGGCCGCCTGCCAAAAGCTGATTGCCGATCGCCAGGCCGAGGTGGACGGCGACCAGGAGGATTCCGACCTGGTGCGCGGCGCCTTCGCCGCCTACCTGCGCAGCCGCGGGCACGACCCGGACCGGGCCGTCGTCTTCATCCCCTCCAGCGAGGCCGCAAGGGTGGTCAACGACGCGACCGGCGAGGAGCGCCCGAAGCAGCGGGCCACGGCCTACCTGCAAACCCTCGCCGTCAAGGAGCTGCGCAAGAGCAACGCGCCGGACGGCAGCCGCGGTTGGCGCTGGACGGGGGCCAAAGCCCCGCCCGGGGCGACCGCGACGAAGCTCGGCACACGGCCGACCGGCCCTCTCCCGACCGGCGGCGGACTCACGGCTTTCCTAAAGGCCAGGGCCAGGGAGGAACGATGATGCTGGCGCACGCGGACAGCGCTACTAACGCTACTAACGCTTCCCCCCTCCTAACCCTTTAGGAGAGAGTTCGAGGGGATAATAAGGTTAGGGGGGGGTAGGAAGGAACGGTGCGTTAGTAGCGTTAGTAGCGTCATTGCCGGCCCGCGAGCAGCTGCTACGAGGACGAAGGTGGAGGGCAAGAGCAATCAGCAGCCGCAAGCGGGAGTGCGGCGGCGACGCAGTTATTGCCGAATTATCGTGGCGGCGGTCGGCTGAGGGCAACTGGTGCCGGAAACTGCCCGACGGCAGCCGGCTGACCGTCTTCCGCAGCCGCGTCAGCTGATACTGGAGTCGTTGCGAGGTGCGACAGCGCAGCATGAGAGTGCCCGTTTTTCGCCCGTTTAAACGGTGAGGAGGCTGCTGATGAACAACCGATTGAACGGCGCCCACTTTGGCGGGCCGGACGGCAAAGGCCGCAACGGCCAGGGCCAATTCGCCGCGGGCAACCCCGGCGGCCCCGGCCGCCCCCGCCGGGCCGCCGAGCGCGACTACCTCCGGGCGCTGACCGACGAGTGCCCCCCGGAAACCTGGCGGGCGATCTGCCGGCGCGCGGCGGCCGACGCGGTACGGGGTGACGCCAAGGCCCGTGAGTGGCTGTCCCGCTACCTGCTGGGCAGTCCGGCTGACCTGCCGACGCTCCAGGCGTTGGCCCAGGAGCAGGAGGGCCGAGCATGACGGCCGCCGCTGAGGCCGACACCGCGACGCGGACTGTCCCCCCGCAGGCCGCGCCGGACGCCACGCCGATGGGGGAGCTGGCGGTCCGGCGGCTGATCGCCGTGGTGCTATACGGCAAGCCGCGGCGGGCCATCGCCGCGTTTCGGTCCCTGACCTTGCTGTGCGAGTTCTACCGGGAAACGCACGCGCGCGTCGTCGAGCTGAGCCGGACCGGCCGTCCCGCCGTCGCCGCGGCCGCCGTCGCGGCGTTGGTGGCGGACAAGCTGGCCCGCCGGCGTTACCGGGACGGGCGCAGCCCGCTGCTGCGGCCGTAACGGGGCTTGTGTAGCGGCCCGACCCACTCCCCCGCCCGCCGCAACGGCCCAACGGGGTGCCCTACGGCTTGCGGGAGATGGGCGGGGGCGGGGCCGGCTGGGCGACAGTCTTCCGGGGCTCGCCGGGACTAGCGGTACGTCAGGGACGGCCGGTTCTCCGGGGACCAGGGTTCGTGGGAGGCGGCCCTGCCGGGCGGCCGCCGAGCAGTCAGATGCCGCGACCCCATGCAGGGCGCGTGACCCTATCGTCGTGGCGACCCTATAAAGCCTGAGCAACCCTATGAGCTGTCTGGGACCTGGTAGTGGGATAGGGGCACCGCGTCACCATGGGCGGGACCGAGGCAATCGTGGCCCATATTCCGAGGCCGGGGACGCCATTGAGGAGCCCGCACATGAGGACGATACGTCGGCCGGAAAGGTGCCGCATCCTCGGCGATCGGTGGCGGGAGCAGGGGTGTCACACCTTCAGCCGGAACGTGAACATCACCATCGGCTCCTCCTCGCCCCCGGCGGCGAGGTACAGCCGTCGCGCCGCAGCGTTACCTAAGTCCCGACGGGCCGCGTTTGGACACCT